CCTCATTTTTTTGTAAATATTTTATGGCTCTATAAATAGTTTCTATATTGTCATCAAAACTTCCTAATGCCCTGTTACATTTGTGGCATAACCACCCCCGAAAAGAGTCTGTTTCATGGCAATGATCTAGAACCCAAGAACCGTTTTTTAAATTACCTTTACCTTTAACTTTTTCTTCTGATCCGTTACAAATAGGACAAGTATAATCTTTCTGGGGCATCCCGTGTTTTTCTTTTAAATAGTTTCTTACACGACCTAATTCATTATTACATTTTTTACATTCTGGTCTAAGGTAGTTGCTCCCTGAATGATAACTAAAAAAACTAAGAGGGAGAATTTCTGTACACTTATTACATTTCTTACCCGATATTCCTAAGTTAGGGCGCTCATTATTAAATAAGGATAACTGTTTCATTAGAGATGTTCTCCTTATACATTTCATGACGCATAATTTGTGACCTACCTTCTTTGTCTCCATTACAAAAGATGCTTCCATTTTCTTTCAATCTAGCAAAGCTACCTCTTATAACATCCTTTCGCCACTGTGTAAGATCCTCATACTTATCATTTATTTTTTTTTGTATTGTCCCTTCAGCTCCTGCTTCTTTTATATCCTTTAGGATCATGTCGTATATATCTTTTTTTAGCTTTTCAAAGTCAGGTTTATCCTTAGCTTCAGTTAGAATAAACCTCTCTAAAAAATCTTTTATTCCTTTGGCTGTATAATGCTTAGTAGGTATGCCTCTAGTCTTAGGCGACCATCTTCCTGTTGTATAATAATAAGCATAAACGCCTTTTTCACAGAATATCCAGAGCATATTGGGTTTTTCCAGAAGCTCAAAATCTATACCTCGTTCTTCAAGATAAGCAATAACATCTTCAACGTTCTCGTTTGTGGTGTGTCTGAATTTTGCTTCTCCCTTTGAATTGGTTCTGCTGTAACTCCAATCGTACTTAGTAGTGTGCTCCATATCAGTGTGTTTCACTCCAGTTTTCTCCTACCTTATGCTCCCCGTCAAGTGGGCAGCTTAGTTTAAGAACTTCACCAGCTTCAATTATAGACTGAACTCCTAGCTTACCAACCTCTTCAGCCTGATCTTCTCTTACCTCTATCTGCCACTCGTCATGTACATTAGCAACGAAGTGAGCATCTAAATGCTTTATCTTTTCATCTAGTATAACAAGAGCTTGCTTCATTACTATAGCTCCTGCTGATTGTAGCAGAGTATTCAATGCACTATGCTCACTACGTACTGTAAGCTTACGTCCATCTAATCCTTTGAGATATCCTTTTTCACACGCTGCTTCAACTCTTCTCTTAAGCTTTGCGAATGATGGAAGATTATCAAAGAAAGATTTTCTAAGTCTCTCTCCAGCAGCCTTACCTCCTCCAGCCACTTCTCCAAGCTTAGCATCTCCTGCTCCGTATAGAAGCGCATAGATGAATGTCTTAGCCTGATTTCTTGATTCAAGTCCTGCAAGTTTTTGATTAGTGGTGTGAATATCTCCGTTAAGGATTTCATTAGTATACTCCTTGTCGTCCATATAGTGAGCAAGCATTCTTAGTTCTAGACCTGAAGCATCTATACCTACCAGCTTCTTGCCTTGAGGTACAGTCCAGCAAGATCGACACTCTTCACCATACTTAGAACCTGAGTTAGGAACCTGCGCTAGGTTAGGGTTACGGTGAGACATGCGCCCTGTGATAGTACCATTAGGTATGACGAACCCATGTACTCTACTGTCGTCAGCTTGCTTCTCAAGCCATGATTTAATCTGTCCTTCTCTCTTCTGTAGCAGGAAGAACTCTTTAATTAACTCTGCTTGAGGGATGTCTTTGATAAGGCTGAGTGTCTTCTCGTTTATAACAGGTCTACCATTAGGGGTAAGCTCAGTAGGAACCCAACCAAAGTCCTGTAGGTACTCGCCTATCTGTTTACGTGAACCAAGGTTAAGTTCGATACAGGTAGTACGTGTTATATGAAGAGGAACATCATGGTTCTTCTCAGAGAAAAGACTATGCTCTTCTTCCGTTAACCTTACAGCAGGTATTGCTTCTGCTTCTTTCTCTTTGAACTCTCTTCTAAGATCATAAGAAGTACCAGACTCAGCAAGCTTAGAGATTGATCCTGTCTTGGTGAAGCGTGGATACAGTTTCTGTTTAAAAACTTTAGGAAGGAATACTTCTTTAGTTTCTTTCTCAACCACTGTCATACGTTCCCGTATCTCTGCTAGTAGTATCTCTGCTTTACGATCATCAAAGTAAAAGCCGTAAGACTCCTGCTCTTTCATGATACCTGCTACACCATGCTCTAGCTTAACTGAGTCAGGTGAGAAGCCTTTACTCTTCTCTCTTAAAGCAAAGTATACCTGAGTGTTAAGCTCTACATCTCTTATGCAATACTCCAGCATCTCTGCTGTATAAGCCTCAAACTCTTTGAAGTCCATCTTATTGAAACCAAGATCATGACCCCACTGTGCTAAGCTATGCCCTCCATCTCTTACAGGGTTGAAGAGGCGAGACAAAACAAGCGTGTCTATCAGAGTCTTATCTGTAGCAAAGGTAGGCTTATTCATAACACGCCTTACAACAGGGATATCAAACCCTATTATGTTATGCCCTACTAAAGAGTCTGCATTCTCTAGCAGTTCATATGCCTCATCTAATTGATTAGGCCCGTAGCTATATACTGTTTTAGAATCTACATCTTGAGCAACAATACACCATATCTTTGTTGCATCAAGCCCGTCTGTCTCTATGTCGAATACAAGTCTACTCATTATTCAAACCCCAGTACTATATCTTCTTCACTGTTATTAGTGATGTCATCTGTTGCAATCTCAGCAAGCCTACCCGTGTCATTATCATATAGCAAATGAGTAGCTAGTCCTACGTCTCCTGTGTACCTAGACTTGAGTATGCGTACCTTGGTGGTAGAAGCTTCAACAGCATCTGTAGACTGCTGGTTACGCTCCAAACTAAGAACACAATCGGATAGCTGAGCGATAGACTGACTACCTCTGAGATGATTAAGACCTGTCTCGATACCGTTCTCATGTCCTTTGTTACCGTCGATCCTACGTAAGTGAGACACTAGTATAAGACATACACCTGTCTCTGCTACTAAGGTTCTAAGTCGGTGCATGATAGCGTCAATCGTTCGTCTCTCATCTCCGTCAGCACTGGTTGATACAAGCATGTGAAGGTGGTCAACAACAACCCACTTACAGTCACAGCCTACTATCATGAAGCGGAGCTTGCTAAAGATTGCATCGATGTCATTGGCTCCGTGATGAGCATGTACCCATACCCTGTTCCTGTTCTCGCCATCGTAAAGAACATCAAAGAAATCATCTAACTCTTGATCAGTAAACTGCTCTCTGATCCTATCAATGTGAAGCTTTGCATTAGCCTCGATAGATAAGATACCGTCAATCGTTCTTCTCCAGTCCTCTTCAAGAGCAATGACTCCTACGTTATCTCCTGTCTGCTTGATAAGCCAATGCTCTAGCTCTCTAGTAACAGATGATTTACCAAGACCAGTACCACCCGTTATAGTAATAAGCTCACCCTGATGCATACCTTCTAGCTTATCGTTCAATCCTTGCCAAGGGAAAGGGATAGAAGGTTTCTTCTCTCTGTTCTTATACTTGTCACGGTTCTCAGAAACATTCATAACACCGGAAGGTGTATAGGTCTTAGCGTCCCAGAAGCAACGAACAAACTGGGCATGTTGGTTACCCTTTAGCATGTCGTTTGGGTCTTTGAAACCTTCAGGAAGGGTGAGTATCTTAGACTTACTAGGCTTGAGGATACGTGCTACCTTACGTGCTGCTTCTCTGCCATGCGTGTCTGCGTCAAAGGCAATGATAACATTCTCAAAGCTCTCTATGTACTCAAGGTTATCTTTGACATCTCTCTCTGCACTCTGAGCGCCTGACTTAATACTAACGACAGGCCACTTAGATCCAAGGAGTTCGTAAGCAGCCATTGCATCACACTCTCCTTCAGTAATGGTTATGTACTTACCTCCTTCTTTAAATAAGTTCTGTCCGAAGAGAGGTGCTTTCTTATTTTCACCAGACCAGAAGAAACTCTTGTTGTCTACAAACCGTGTCTTGTTTGCTACAACTTCGTTGCTATCATAGTAAGGATAGATATGCTTCTTGATATCTCCTGCTTGGTCAAAGGTTACTTTAACTCCGAACTTCTTTGCAGTCTCTAATGATATCTGTCTATCACTTAGAGCAGCGTACTGCCCTTCGTCTGCGAATGATACGGGTTCTCGTGGATTGTTTCCATAGTAGACTGTGGTAGTACTATTGGTTAGGTTAGGTACTTCTTGCATCTGTGAACTTCCATTTTTGTGTGGATTGTTTGTGTCTTTTAACCATGCGCCATGTGAAAAACAGAACGCGCTCCCATCCTCGTTGACTGAGAGAGCGTCACTGCTATTGCACTCGGTACACGGCTGATGTGTTAGTACGAATGCCATCAGTTTATTCCTCTGTTGTTTCTTCTTCCTCTACCAAAGGTAACAAGGATGTCTCATCTATGTTCTCTTGAATGAACTCATGAAACGTCTTGGATGCAGCTGAAAGGATATCAACCTTTTTCCTTAGCATCAGTATCTCAGCCTCGACTTCAGCAACGTAGTCATACGCTGCTTTACCTTCAGGGCTGAAAAGCTCTGCATCATGGATATCTTCGTTAAGTTTATAAGTATATTTAGCCATTAAAATGCCACCTCATCTTCTGTGAATTCTACTACAGCTGGGCCTGTCTCGATAAGATCTAAGACTTGAACAGCGTTAACGATAGGACGCTTGTACTTACCTTTAGCGTAGGACATAGGCGACCACTGCACTGCTACCCTAGAACCATTACCAATCATATCAGTAAAGGGATTCTTTTCTGAGTCAACCACAATAGGTGCAAGGTTCTCAGTACCGTTGTAGTTAAGGTGATACTTGTAAAAAGTAATCACATTATCTTCAGTGTACTTAGTACGACCAGCAGGACGTAGACCTACATTAAACCCAGCGTTCTGAAACTTGTTATAAGTATCGTCACTTACAGCTAAGTTAATTTCCCATCCGTACTTACCAGCACCGGGGGTTTGCTTCTCAGTATAGTCAGCGACAGGCTTACCTACATGTGCATAGTAAGCGATGCCTTCAACGATCTGTGGTATTCCATCTATATTTTTCATTTGTTCTCCAATAATTTAATTATAAAGGTTGTTTGTGCTACGTTACTTCTTACTCTACTTCTTTATTTAACATGAACTCGTCAAATAATTTGTAAGCATCTTCAGAGATACCTTCACCAAAGCTTATCACATAAGTACCATCTGCTTCAACAGCGTGTAGCTTGATAAGTATTTTATCAACGTACATCAGTGTCTCATGTTGTAACTTGAACGCAAAGAAATCTTTCTGGGATACTCGCAAAGTTCTGCCTTCCATTATGATCCTCCTAAATGTTCTATGAAGTCAGGGATAAAACTAATTATATCGTCTAGGTCAGTTGATAGTTCTCCTTGCACTTCAACCATTCTCATTTTAAGAAAGTTAATGAACTTTAATTTCACTGCTCCTTCAGGTGTACGTGTACCAAGACTCATAACAAAAGCATAAGCCCATGCATCATCAACCGCCTCGTAAAATAAGACTGAGTTACCGCTTGTCATTATACTTCTCCTTTAAAGTCTTTGATAAAGTTTACCACGTTACTTAAGTAAAGCAAGCCAGCTCGTTTCTAGTTCAGTAACATTATCTATCTCATCTTTAATAAGCAGTGCTAGTTCTTTAGCCTCTTCTTGTGCGCCTTCATGTATCCTCTGCTTAACAACACGAGCAAAGGCAACTAGACTACCTGACCATACCCATTCAGTCATAGTAGACTGTGGTAGTACTATACGTGCTTGTTCCGGTGCAACACCTGCCGCTATAAGCTTCTTGTATAGCTCTAGTACATAGGCTCCTATCTCTTCTACCTCACCATCTAAAGACCAAGTATCTCTATCAGCACCATCTTCATGCCTTAACAGAGCGCCTAACTCTGTACCATGCCAGCTTGATAGATCAACTATACCACCACTTCCCTGTTTGATACTGCCGTCTGGTCTACCACGCCACGCTGTAGGAGAATAGAACTCAGGTTCACTATCTACATAGCGCCTACTAACCTCGTTCCACACTAGACCTACCTGATGTTTAACCATCTGACGGGCTATGAATATAGGAGCCTTAACTCTGAACGACAACTGAACATGTGCAAAGGGTGTCCAGTGATCATGCGCTGCTAGGTATTTAATTAACTTCTTGTCTCTCTCTTTAAGCTCTACTGATACCGTTTGAAAGCTAACCCTAGCACTGTTGACTACAGTAAGGTCATCTCCCATACGATCAATAAGCTCTACTTTCATCTTACTCATAGATTATCCTCTTCAAAGATATCAGCACTTGTATGGAATGATATGAACTGTGGGTGATTATCATAGATACATACATGTTGATTAGACATTGTATAGATGGTACATGCCCCGTACTCTGGACGGTGAGAGCGTTTAACCAGAGCAACATGATCACCCTCTGTCATGGTGAATGATGCGGGTTCATTAGTATTAAACATATCACCGCTTAATGCATAGCTTAGATCTTTAAATAAGTTAATCATTGTCACACCCTTCTGATGATTTAATAAAACTTGCTAGTGTATAGTCAGTAAACTGTTCAGGTGGTTCGGGTGTTATCCAAGCCCTAGCCAATAGTGCAGCACCTTCTTTACTGAACCCTTGCTGATAAGATGTACGCCATCTAATTTTATTCTCTTCATGAGTTAGTTTTTTCTTGTCCATTACTTAACCTCCTCTACAGTTTGATCAATGATATACCCTGTAAATTCCGCCAGATCATCAAAGTATAGAGGCATGTGTATCAGAAACTTATTGATCTGACCCAGCTTTACGTACTCTTCCTTTGTTATTGTAACAGTGCGTAGGTCTTTCACATCTTTAATATCCATTACAGTACCTCCTTTATTGTATAATAATAACCAACTATATTAGGCATGAGTTCATCATCTCTATCTTTTTCAAGCTGGGCTACTCGCTTGATCGCATCCTCGTGTAGCGCATAAATAAACATAGCACTGCTTGTCGCAAAGGGGGTGTCGATTCTTGTACTTTCCATCACTACATATACATTCATAACATGATACCCATAATCGCTAATAATATAATTATAAGGATAATAACTAGGTAGGAAGAGAAGAAAACTACGTCTCTATGAGTGATCAAGCCTTCTCTAATATCTACCCAGATATCTTTAGCCGAAAGGATGAAACGTACGCAAAGACGTACGCTTTTCTTAAAGCTTTCAACTATGTAACTAGTCACTAGCTTTCTCCTGCTCACTAATAAACTCATCTGCTTTTTCCTCTATCATTAGGTAATAAAAGACATCGTGAAAAGATTGTAGCAGTTCTTTATCTAGTTCTACCTGCTCTCGTAAAGTTATATAAGACTCTTTGATAAACTCAAT